CTGAACGCCCGTGGCCGTGAGTCATACAACCGCGCCCACGGGTCGCACCTCAAGGCTCCACAGCCGGAAGGTGGCCCAAGGCGAGACTCCTTCTGTGCCCGAATGAAGGGCAGGAAAAGGAAGCTCACCAGCAAAGAGACTGCCAACGACCCCGACAGCCGGATCAACAAGTCCCTGCGCGCGTGGAAGTGCTAAATGGCTGACCCGATGGAGGACCTGCGTGCCCTTATGGAGGAAGCCCGAGCGCTTCCGCTCGCCAATGGCGGCACATCCCTTGCGGACATGGCGACTAACGACTGGAGCGTCTGGACCAAGAGACGCAAGTCATTGCCTCGCCTGGATTCCGACAGGCGAGCGGCGTACGTTCTGGAGCGACTGAACCAGAAGTACCCTCGTCTGCACGCCTACGAAAACATCCCAGAGCCGATCAGGGCAGCCGCGGACTTCTATCGCAAGTCCCCCTCCACGTACACATCGGCCTACGAAGACCGGGAGGGCGACTACCCAATCTGGCATGCCGCCCAGTGGGCGCAGTCCATGCCAGCTGCGATCTACGCCACCGGCAAGATGCTGGGCAACGAAGTGCATGAGGCCCTTGGTGGAGAAGGAGGTCCCCACCCCGAGGCATACGACAACTACGAATACGCTCTCAACACCCTCACTGGGAATGCTTTGGGGGCCAACAAGCCTTCCTACTGGCGAGAACAGTCGAATGTCGCCCCGCTGCAGAAGGAATCCAAGACAGGCATCTTCCCCTCCGGAGTCCGGGACCGTGCGATAGCAGAGAGGGTCCACAAGGATATTCCCGTCCTGGAGGCGGGCCGCGACTTCTTGGAGGACTCGGGCACTGGTCCGGATGTTGCCAAGTTCGCCGGCCCAGTGATGGATGCCTTCCTATCCTGGCCGTCCAGCATTAGGGGAATCTCTCAACTCCCTGCCCGGTCACTCAAAGGCGCGTTCCCCGCCGCAGCCAAGGCCGCTGGCATGACGGCTCTTGGCGCCCTCATGGAAGTCGCCCCCGATGTTGCGATGGCAAATCCAGACACCGCCCTAAAAACCTACGACAACTACTGGAAGGGCAAGCTGCCGTGGGAAGAGTGAACAAGTGGGACGAAGCCGGCGATGCCGTCCGCTCTGTCATCAGGGCCTACCACGGCAGCCCGCATGACTTTGATCGTTTTGATGCAAGCAAGATCGGAACGGGAGAAGGCGCGCAGGCTTTTGGACACGGACTTTACTTTGCCGAGTCAGAACCAATTGCCAAGCACTACAGAGACATGCTTGCCTTCGACGCTCCTTACACAAGCCCTGAGCAGGCTGCGGCCGAGTATCTCGCGGCTAACGGAGGGGACGCCCCCAGCACGCTAAAGGTTTTGGGGATGCACGCATCTCAGCCGGGCCAGTACGGCTACACTTCCAGCGACCAGCAGGACATCATCAGGAAGGCTAGAGAGCTTGTTGAATCAGGGGTTCCGATCACGCCTCGCGAGCGGACGGGGCACATGTACGAGGTTGAGATAGGCTATCCGGAAGAAGCCCTATTAGACTTGGACGCTCCCGCGACAGGCGAGCATAAGGCCGCGATGCTTGGGGCTGCATTTGAGGCGCCCGACAACAAGTGGCAAAGGATGGCCGTCAAAGAGATTGCCGACAGGGGAGCGCGTGCCAAGATTGCGACCGAGAGCCTTCTGCGAGCCTACAACTCCATCACCGACAATCCGATGTTGAGTAGGGCCGCATCAGCTGCGAAGGTTTCTGAATCCCTGCTGCGACATGGCATACCGGGCGCAAGGTATTTCGATCAATCCTCGCGCGCCGCAGGTGCTGGAACTCGCAACTACGTGGTCTTTCCTGGCGCCGAGGATTCAATCCGCATCCTCCGCAAGTACGCAGTGCCTGGCGCTGTTGGCACTGGGGTTGCATCGCAGTACGAAGAGTCCCCGTAACAAAAACCCCTAGTCCTGTGCATTAGTTAGTTAGACCCCTCCCCCGAGGCTAACTAACAATGTCAGACGAACTTCTCAACGACGCGCCGGTAGCCGAGGCACCAGTCTCGGAAGCCCCCGTTTCCGAAGCGCCGGCCAGCAACGAACAGTACGGCGGCTTCTCGTCGCCCTACGAAGCGTTCAAGGCTCTCCCCGACTTCCAAGGCCAAGACGATCTGGCCATCGCGCAGAACCTGTACCGTTCCTACAACGGCTATCAGGAAGCGCAGCGCGCCCTTCAGCAGTACCAGCAGGTTGTTCCCTACGCCAACGAGTACCTGCGGAACGAGACTGCTTTCCGCCAGTGGCAGCAGGAGCAGGCCAAGGCCGCACAGCCCAAGCCTGCCGAGACGCCGAAGTGGTGGAACCCTCCCGCCATCAAGGACACCTACAAGTCCTTCATCGTCCGCGACCCGTCCACGGGCAAGGAAGTCATCGACCCGTCCGCTCCGTATGAGGCCCAGCAGGCCCTGCGTGAGTATCAGGCGTACACGGCCGACTTCGCCCGCAAGTTCGTCACGGACCCCGAAAACACGCTCAAGCCGTTCGTTGAGCAGGTCGCAATGCAGAAGGCTCAGGAACTGGTGCAGCAGCAGCTCAACCAGTACCAGGCCACCAACTACGTTTCGGACCTTGAGCGACAGAACGCTGACTGGCTTTACGACCAAACTGGAAACATCTCCCGCGAGGGACAGGCGATCCAGGCGTACATCCAGCAGGCTTCCGAGATCGGGATTACCTCGCCCGAGGCCCGCTGGAAATACGCCACTGGCATGCTGCAGCGCGACCTGCTGAATGTCCGCTACCAGCAGATGCAGTCGGCTCCACCGCAGTACGCCCCGCAGCCCCAAGCGCCGGCCGACCCCGTGGCGCAACAGAACATGCAGTTCCTCCGGGAACGCGCAACCCGTACCCCGAATCGCAGTGCAGGAACCACAGAGCCGCGGGCACCGCGCCAGCGGATGTCTTTTGAAGATCGGCTTCGCGGCCAACTCGTTAACGATGGAGTAATCTGATGAGTAGTTCGACTGACTGGGCACGCAGTATTGCAACGACGATTGTCAACCATTTGGCGGTTGAAGAAATTGCGTCGTTGCGGAAGTACAAAGTGTTCGCCGCCCTTGAGGGCAGTGGTAACATCCGTACTAACATGTCGGGAAGGGGTTTCGACTGGGAAATCCAGTACAGAAATCATACTCCGAGCGGAAATAATGGAGAGACTCCGCGTACGTTCGCACGCCAGAACCTCTGGAAGCGAGCCGAGCTTGAGTACCGTGGTGCACAAGTTACTGACGCTATCTACAAGAAAGAGATGCTGGAGAACCGCTCCGCTCAGGCTCTTGTAAACGTCGCTGGTAAGATGGCCAGCCGTCTCCTGACGAGCATGGAACAGTACCTCGCGCGTGAGTGGCTGCAAGATGGTTACCTCGCGGGTAACGAGCTGCGATTCCACGGCATTGAGAGCTTTATGGGCGCGACCCAGACGCTCCAGGTCGATTCGGGCACTTCGCCCGCTGGTCGCACGGCTAACGCCGCCGACCCGTTCTACTACCCCAACGACACCTACGCCGGTCTTTCGACCGTCCTCGGTGCGTACGGTGGTTCGCAGCGGGCCGGCAACTGGCCCAACGGCTATGCCGATCCGGAGTTCGACTTCTTTACGCCTGTTATTGTGAACGCAGTTTCTTCGTACTTCGGTTCGACTACGTGGAAGGACAACTGCGTCAAGGCGATCCGCGAGGGTCTTCACCAGACCCGTCGCAACGACACCAAGGAAGACCAGATTGACATGGTCCTGCTTGATCGTCGGCTCTACATCGACATGCTGAACACGCTGGACGCCAAGGAGCGAGTGATCGTCTCCCGTGCGAACGGCCTCCGCAGCTATGGATTCACTGACGTATTTGAGCTGGACGGGGTCGAAATCTCGCAGGAGAATTCGATTGGTGCCGTCTCCACCACTGCCAACTCGGGCTACGGCCTGTGCATCGGCAACATGGAGCTGCTGTGCATGGAAGGTCAGCTGATGAACAGCGAGGGACCTTTCTACGACGAAATCACGCAGCAGTACCGCTACGTGGTGTCAACGCTCGGCAACCTCAAGTTCAAGTCGCCGCGTAACTTCTTCAAAATCATCGCCTCCTGAGAAAGGAATAGATAGCTATGGGTCTGCAGGTTGATCCTCCGTTCGGTTTGGGCCAGACGTTCTTCTCGCTCTCGTCTACCCAGACCTCTGTTCCTAACGACAGCCTCTACGGCATCCAGTCCAACGCGGCTTACGGTGACAACTTCACTGGCGTTGTGAAGGAGTTCACGGATGTGAACCCCGTCACGGGTCAGGTCCGCACCAATCGCCGCAAGGTGTGCGTGTGCGTGAAGAACACCTCTGGCGTCTCGCTTCTCCCGAAGCGAGTTGTGGTGTTCAACACTGCCGCCGGCAAGCTCTTCTCGGAAGTGACCGGCTACTCGGCGGTCACCAACGAGGAGCGTGTTGGCGTGGTTGATGAGTGGCTTCCTGCCGCGGGTGTTGCGGCCAACGACATCTTCTGGGTGACCGTCGATGGTCCCACCGAAGTGTCGGCGGCTCTCTCGGGCACGGACATTGCTGCGGGTGGGCGTCTGGCCGCCATCACGGCTGCCAACAGCACCGGCACCACGGTCAGCGGCCGAGTGACGCCTAATGCCTACGCTGGTGCCACCGACATGGCGGGCCTCATTGGCTACGCCGTCTCGGCCGGCAACACCACGGGCAGCACGCCTTTGTGTCACATCAAGACCCGTTTTAACTGAGGTACTGATGAGCAGAAACCAGTTGATCATCGGGCTGGCCAACCAGCAGCTTGCCAATACGATCTGGGACGAACTGCAGCACCTCACGGGAGGTACCAGCGCCCTGACGATTGGTGCGTCTACTGTCAGCCTTGGGTTCTTCGGTGCCGCTGCGACCGTGCAGCCTGTGTGCCCAAACACCAGCAGCACCACCACCATTGCCAACGCGCTCTTGGCGCTCGGCTTGGTCAAGTCGGCTTGAGTATTGCCCTTATGGGCTTTCGGGGGACAGCCGGTGCAGGCGCAAGCCGGCCGGCTGTTTTCTTTTAAATGGACGAACTACTTCTTCTTATGAGCGATCCAGCCGTCCAGAACTTGGACTTCCTGCGTCAACTCATTGCCGAGGCTCGGCAAGAGAATCCGTACGCGGACATGGCCAAGCTGCGAATGCTGCAAGGGTCGGGCATGGGGACTGATTCCGCAAAGCAGGAGGATGTCTGATGGCCTTGCAGTTTAAGGATGGACCTTTCAAGGGCAGCTATACCACCAACGACTTCAGCCGCGGCCCGCAGAGGGACATAGCCTCCGCGTTTGAGCCATCCTTTGGCCCAAGGAACCCATCCACGCCTCAGCCGACCAGCACGCCAAAAACGCAGAGCGCACCGTACCAAGCCTACGCCCAGCAGGGGCAAGCCCAGTCAATTCCGCCACAGTCTCAAGGCACCCCGTACCAAGCGTACTCGCAGCCCAACAAGCCGACTCTGCGCCCGGCAAGCCAGACTGTCACCGGAGATTGGCAGGGGTCTTACGCTGCCGCGCCCGCGAGCCAGCGTCCGCCTCCGTTCCAGATGGGTGCCGCCCAGACCCCGTGGGGCCAGAGCATGGACCCATTTGCGGAGCGGGATGCGTTCATTAACCAGCTCAACCAGCAGCGGATTCAGAATCAGATTGCATTCAACTCTGGCGGCATGACCGATCCCACCGCTGGAATGACTCCGGGGCTGAATTATCAGCAGGCCATGCAACAGGCTGGCCTCGGTGGTGGTGCCCCGTCCATGGCGCCCAACTACGGCGACAGCCTGATCCAGCGGCTGAACCAATCCTTTGGCGGGCAAGGCGATCCGTTCGCGTTCGCCAACCAGCAGGGGTACTACCAGCCCCAGCAGCAGCAGCAAAGTTTTCCGCCATCCTTGGCCCAGTTTCAGCAGCAGCAGGCCATGCAGAACCAAGGGCCTGGGCATGCGGCCGGGAATCCTGACGGCACACAGTACTGGGTCCCAGACAAGCAGCCTGTTGCAGCGCCGCCTCAAAGTTCCGGCCTGCCTTCGACTGCCATGCAGGCCAGCACTCCTGTGAATTGGGCTCCTTCCAAATCAGCTCCTCCCGAGGCTCACGCCGAATACTGGCGACAGCAGGAATTGGCCCAGAACGCCTACTCACCCGTCAGCACTGTAGGCCCACCTCCACAGCCGCCAACAGGCCCAGCAAACCCCTACGGCGCCCCCGTCATCGCCCGCCCCACGCCGGCAACGTACACACCGCCACGCACTGGCATAGACGCAAACCGCTTGCAGTTCCTTCAGAACAAAGCCGCCGGGAAGTATGAAACCCCAGCCGCCACGTACAACGATTATGTGAACACGGGATTGGACAATGCGGTTGGCCAAGTGCTGAACTCGCCAGCAGGCTATGAACTGTACAACCAATACCAGTCCGCGGACCCGGCCAAGCAGAAGGCGTACGGCGACCGACTGAAAAACCTGATCTATGCCTCGGCATCGCAACAAGGCATCGCTCCTACCGACGATTGGTTTTCCAGGAAGGCAGGCAAGTCTGCGGCAGACGCCAAGGATCAGTACTTCAACGACGCCATGGCTAGGTATTCAGCCAAGCAGTCGCAGTATGCGTACCATGACGCGATGGTGAACAAGTACTTGAAAGGCCCATACGATCCACAGGGTCAGCAAAAATTTAGTCAGGCCATGGATGATTACCGCGCAGGCAAGGCGCAATCCATTGAGCCGCCGTCGAAGGGAATGCCATACGGCCAAGCGCCAACCCTGCCTCCGGGGACCACTGAGGCAGACATATGGCAGAGGTATAAAGATAGGAACGCTACGCCCGCACCACAAGTTAGCCAGCCGACGTTTACCAACCGCCCGTGGCAGGCCCGCTCGTAACGCTTGACTTACAGAAAGCAAAGCAATGCCTTCAACATTTGCCCCAGCATCCAGCTCTGGTTTCTCTCAACCTGCCTACAAGACGGGGCAGGCTAACCCTGTTCCCGCGTCAGGCCGCGGAACTCCGTACGGGTCATCGTTCTCGGCCTACGCACCAAAGCCCGCGCAACAACAGGCCCCCTATGTCACGCCACCGGCGCAGGAGCCGTCACCACGGCCCCCAGCGCCACGGACCAATATTGTCACCGGAGGTCGCGGTGATGGACGAGGTCCCGGAGGCGTGGGCGTTGACCCCAGGGTTCAAGAGATGGCCCAGCGCGCATGGGGCGTTGACCCCAACGCCGTAAGAGCGTCTGGCGAGGTTATGAAGGCACATAATCCCGAACCGGGTACTGCGGAGTACTACAAGTCTCCAAATTTTTTGAATCACGTTAGTGGCTACGGCGGGGCTGGAATGAGTTCTAAACGCGCGGTTAGGGATTACCAGCTTGCCAACGCTCAGGGCTTGGCCAACAAGGATTGGGCGAGCGCGATTCAAGGCGCATTCGCCGACAGGGCCGGGGCCTGGTACGACACCAGATATGTCAATGATGACGAGTGGAACCAGGCCAGCGAGGCGACGAAGAATTACTACTTGAATTACGGCGAGAGGACTGGGCCAACGAAACTCGCCAAACCATTTGACCCCCGCAGTCTTACGCAATTCGGGGGCCGCGATTTCAACCCACTCCCGCGGCCCAAGCAGCCCATGTATCAGGCTTGACCATAGCGACCGTTTAGGGTACGCTTGTACACCAACCCCCGAGGTGTTTTATGCAGCAAAAGTTCAACGTAGGTATCTGCACTTTCTCTTACGGCGGCAACGGCGGAATCTCCTCTGAGGTTCCTGACATCCGAGAGTGGATGGTTCCGCTTGTAGCCAACGCTTCCCAAGACGAGCGGATTGGAACTATCCGCGTCTGGAACTTGGCTGACACGCCGATCACCATGACCCGCAACCGGGCCGTCCTCATGGCGCGGCAGAACGAGGTTGACGTTCTGGTGATGGTGGACTCTGACATGAAGCCCGACATCCTCATGGGCCAAGAGGGCGTAAAGCCGTTCTTCACTTCGTCGTTCGACTTCTTGGTGGATCACTACGCCAAGGGTCCGTGCGTCATCGGCGCGCCCTACTGCGGTCCTCCGCCTGTGGAGTGCGTCTACGTGTTCCGGTGGCAGCACATGCAGTCCGAGAATCCCAACCCGGACTTCCAGCTTGAGATGTACGACCGGCACACCGCCGTGAAGCTGGCTGGCATCCAGGAGTGCGCTGCGCTCCCGACCGGCCTGATCATGTACGACATGCGGGCGTTTGACCTCACGGAACCCAAGACGGCAGAAGATAAGCCGTGGTTCTACTATGAGTGGAAGGACAAGTTCTGTGCCGAGAAGGCATCCACTGAGGATGTGACGCAGACCCGCGACCTCTCCCTCGTTGGCACCCAGACCCTGGGCTACAACCCGGTCTACTGCAACTGGGATGCGTGGGCTGGTCACTGGAAGCCCAAGTGCGTCAGCAAGCCCCAGTTCATCGATGCCAGCCAGATTGCCCAGAAGATGCGGCAGTCCTTTGAGGCAGGCGTGGACATGAACGTCAAGCTGGTGGACCTCAAGGCTCCCGCTGACATTATGAGGCGATTGCCGGCGAGTGTCTGACTACAAGACTTGCATTGAGTGCGGGACCTCCTACCCCGCCACCACGGCGAACTTCCACAAGTCCAAGGACGGCTTCCATGCCAAGTGCAGGAAGTGCCGCAACAAAGGCGAGCGTGGCGCCAGGAAGAAGAAGCGGAACAAGAAGCTAGAAGAGATTGAGAAGGGCGCAGTCGATCTCTTCACGGCCGCGGCGAGGATTGGTGGGGCAAACATCCCGCACTCCTCGGAGTTGCTGGAAGTCCTCATGGAGTACTTCGGTGGCGTCCGCGGATTCGCTAACGCCTACATGAAGCAGTTCTACGACGCTCCCGTGGGTGGTGCGTTTAGGACCAAGATGCTGGACTCGGTAGTCCGACTGGTTGTAGGGAATACGGCCATGGGCGGCGCGAAGAAGCCGCTTGAGCTGATGAGTGAAGAAGAACTGGAAGCCGAACTCCGGAGACAGGTTCTGGAGGCGGCGATGAGTCTCAAGAAAGTGGAGATAGTAGATGAAGTGCGAAACCTGCCGTTGGTTCCGGCCGATCCGGGAGTCGGGACCGTGGGCGCAGTGCCGCCGGTATCCGCCGAATTGGGTGGATCAGGAGACATGTGCGTACCCAGTGGTGACGGCTGAAGACGGTTGCGGCGAGTATGAAAAAGCACCCCAAGATTTCACCGCCACCCCCAGTTGAAGGCCCAATCGGCGGGCTGACGCAGCACGCTCTTGGGCAGATGAAGGACGTTCAAGCCGAACTGTCCGAACGTCGCCTTGAGGCGTTGCGTCTGTATATCCCAATGCCAAAGCAGGAAGACTTCCACAAGTGCATGTCATCGGAGCGCCTGGTGATCGGTGGCAATCGGTCAGGCAAGAGTGCGTGTTCATTCGTTGAGGATGCTCGCGCTGCCACAGGGCAAGACCCTCACGGGAAGTATCCCAAGGAGGGCGGCAACCTTGTGATCATCGGGAAGAACTGGCAGCACATCGGCATGGTGGTCTACCCCATGCTGTTTAAGGCCGGGGCTTTCCGGATCATCAAGGATCAGGACACCGGCAAGTGGCGGGCCTTCAACCCCGGCTCTGATGCCCCTCGTCAAAAGGACTCCAAGCCCGCTCCGCCATTGATTCCGCCCCGGCTGATCAAGGACATGTCATGGGTGCAGAAGAACGCTGGCTACCTCAACAAGGCGGAACTCAACAACGGCTGGACCATTTACTGTTTCTCGTCTGAAGGCGAGCCGCCACAAGGCTTTCAAGCCGACCTTGTACATATAGACGAGGACATCAATAACGAGCGTTGGGTGGGCGAAATGCAGGCTCGTTTGTCTGACCGCAAGGGTCGGTTTGTGTGGTCTGCTATGCCGTGGAGCAAGAACGACGCGCTCCTTGGGTTGTGTGAGCGTGCCGACAAGGCCGAGGAACTAGGTCAAGAAGTCCCGCTCATCAAGAAGTTCGTCCTTCGGTTCTTGGACAACGACCACATCGACCCCGAAGAGAAGAAGAAGAACATCGAACGGTGGTCGGCCCTCGGGATGGACGAACTCCGCATGCGTGCGGAAGGCGAGTTCACCACCGAATCGACGCTCATGTACCCGACCTTCAATGCGTCAGTCCACATGATGCAAAGGTCCGAACTCCCCGATGGTCGCATCCCATCGGACTGGACGAGGTACGTTGGCATCGACCCCGGCCATGCGGTCATGGCGACTCTCTTCCTTGCGATTCCGCCAGACGAGAAGTTCTGGCTCATCTATGACGAGCTGTACATCCGCAACTGCAATGCGCTGATCTGGGGCGAGCAGTTCTGTTCCAAGGCGATGGAGCAGAACATCTACACCGGGATCATGGACATGCACGGCGGTGCCCTGCGTGACCTTGGGTCCGGAAGACTTCCGCATGAGCTTTACTCCGAGGAACTCAAGAAGCGCAAGTTCCGCTTCCAGTTGACGAACACGCAGTTCATTCCGGGATCGGATGACATCCAAGCCCGCACGGCTCTCGTCAGGCAGGCCTTGCACATCAAGGGCGACGGGACCACCAAGTTGAAGTTCTTGGAGGGCGGGTGCCCGAACCTCCTCAGAGAAATCAAGCGGTACAGGAAGAAGACAACGACGGTCAACGGCCAGGTCTACGTGACTGACGAGCCACAGACCCGAGGCGAGGTCCACGCCTGCCAGGTCTTGGAATACCTCTGTGCCAACGAACCGAGATACCACAAGCCACCCAAGACCTATGGTCCTACTCCTTGGTGGGTGGACTACTTAGACAGGAAGAAGAAACGAGAGCGGGCGTCCGAAGACGCCTGCGTGATCCTTGGCCCGATGGGAAGCCGGAAATGACTAGCTACGAAATGCCCGAAGTGAAGATTGGTGACATGGTTCTGTTCTACGCCCATGAGGGTGCGGAGCCTGTCATGGCGTTTGTGACCACCACAGCCTCGCGGACCCTGACGCTGTGGGCCGTGGTCCCTGGTTATGGCGGGGTTGAGAAGGCCAGCGTCCACCACCGGGACGATCCGGGGGTCCAAGAGTTCCCTGCCTGGAAGGAATACGGCTTCTGGGGACCCCGGCCGGCGGGCAAAGAAGCCATCCTGTCCGAGAAAGTCGCCCTTCTTGAGAAGAAAGTGGCCGAACTTGAGGGCCGGAAGGGCAATAGACAGTAGGGAGACTGTATGCCAGCGAAAGCGGTTTTTGATGTGGCGGCTGTGGCGGCGATGCACGCTGCCGGCGTGTCGCTGAACAAGGTGTCCAAGATGCCCGGGATGCCAAAGTCCGTGAACACCATCTCAAGGATTTTGAAAGAGCATGGGTACCGGGTGCGGCAATACAAAGGCATCTTGGACGCAATAACTGATGACAGGCTCCGAGAGCTGTACGTTGACCAAGGCTTGAGCTGCAAGGACATCGGCAAGATGTTTGGGTGCAGCGCTTCTCCGATCAAGGTGCGAGTACGGGAACTGAAACTTGCTCGCCCTCGCGGCTGGCGGCTGACGGGAAGCAATAACGCGAACTGGCGCGGCGGAAGGCACAAGTCGCAGCAAGGCTATGTGCATGTCCTCCGCCGGGATAACCCGATGGCTAGCAAGAAGGGTTATGTACTGGAGCATCGCCTTGTGGCCTCCGAGACTCTCGGCAGGCCACTTCTCCAAACCGAGGAAGTCCATCACATCAACGGCATTCGCGATGACAACCGATGGGAGAACCTGATTGTCATCCCTAGCGGCAAGCACCAGCAGTTGCACGCAGATCACAACCGAGAGGTGTGGGAACTTCGCAAGCGCGTCGAACAACTTGAGTCAATGATTCATCGCGGCCCGTCGCTAAAGGTGTTTGGATGAGCAACGACAACCCTCTGGCTCCGATTGCGAAGAACTGGCTAAAATTGATCAGCTTGGGAGAGGCTCACAAGAAGGCGTTCACAGACGATGCAAAAGAAGCGATGGGGTTCTACGCGAGCGATCCATCGGTTATGTGGGAAAACAGTTATGCCATGGGCGAGCGGGGCTACAACCGCGGCATCGACCCACCTGCCTTTCGGATGACGGTCAACCGTGTCTGGGAGGCTGTGCGTCTGTTCTCGGCGGTCATTCACCACCGGAACCCCAACCGGACGGTCAGCGCCAGGCAGTTCCCCATCATCGGCCCGCAGCTGTTGGGAATCTTCCCGCAGCCCCCGGTTCCGCAGATGGGGCCTCAAGGCCCTGTAATGGGGCCTGACGGCCAACCGGTGATGATGCCCGATCCTGGAGTTCAAGCATACCAGCAGGGCATGCAGCAGCAGCAGTTCGCATTTGAGCGCCGCAAGGTTGTCTCCAAACTCTTGGAAGACTACCTCAACTACACACCCAACGAACTGGACCTAAAGCGTCACTCTCGGAAGGTTGTGGAAGAGGCGTTCATCAAGGGCGCCGGCGTGTGGTGGCATGAGCTGTATTCCCCGCCCGGGTCGAACGTGAAGATGGCTGGCTCGTTCTTTGACTCCATTGACAACCTGACTTGGGACCCGGATGCCGACGAGTTTGAAGACATCCGCTGGGCAGCGCGCAAGCGTGTTCAGCCAGTCGATGAAGTGGCGGCGAAGTTTGGACTGTCGATTGAAGACCTCAAGGGTCACGCCGAGTCTTACTCGTCTCGGGTGAATGAGGATCAGCGCGGGTACAGGACTCAGAAGAGAAACGGCAAGACGGCCGACCTTATCTGTTACTGGGAGGTCTACTCCAAGATCGGATTCGGTGACCGGCTCAAGGACTCTGACAAAGACCTCCGTGGCAAGTTCGATGCCATGGGGCCGAACTGCTACATCGTCGTTGCCGAGGGCGTGGACTTCCCGCTGAACTGCCCGCCCAAGATGCTCCAAGAGCAAGTTGACGAGACGGGTATTCCCCAGCAACTGTTTATGAATACCCAGTGGCCCATCCCATTCTGGGCCGAGCCGAACGGGTGGCCGTTCACACTCTTGGCGTGGCACGGCAAGCCTGGCTACTCATGGCCAGTGTCGCTGATCCGGCCCGGGATCGGTGAGCTTCGATTCATTAATTGGGCGATGTCCTTCCTTGCAACTCGCATCGCAGCGTCCAGCCAAGTGCTGATTGGTGTGTCGAAGGCTGCGGACGAGAACCTCAAGAGCAAGTTGCTTGAGAAGTCGGAGGGCGGTTTCAAGATTGTGGAAATCTCCGAAGCCATCGGACGGTCGGTCAACGATGTGATCTCAGTCTTCCAGCTTCCTGCAGTCACCGAAGACCTATACAAGATCATCGCGGAGGTGACGAACCTCTTCGACCGGCGAGTGGGCCTGACAGAGCTCATCTACGGGATGACCAGGAATCAGTTCCGGTCAGCTGCAGAAGCCAACGTGAAGGCCGAGCAAATCTCGGTCAGGCCAGACGATTATGCGAACACGCTGGAGGACGCTCTGTCGGATGTCGCAAGGAAGGAAGCGCTCCTTGCCCGCTGGTTGATTCAACCTCAAGACGTTGCCCCGTTCATGGGTCCGATGGCAGCCCAAGCGTGGCGGATGCACGTACAGCAGGAAGACCCTGACTCCATTGTCAGGGAGTACGACTACCGGGTCGAAGCCGGCTCCGCGAGGAAGCCCAACATTGCTACCAAGACAGAGAACCTCAACAACCTGATGCAGGTGATGATGCCTGTCGCTCAGGGCATGTTGCAGGCCGGCAAGCCGGAACTCTTCAACACCCTCATGGCCAAGTGGGGCGAGGTCAACCAGATGGATGTGGCCGACTTCGCCGTGCCCCCTCCCCCTCCGCCACCCCCAGGGCCTCCTCCAGGTCAGCCCCCGCAAGGAGGCCCTCCGCAGGAACAGCCGCCACAAGGTCAGCCAGAAGCCCCTCCCCCGGGACAGTAGTTGTATATGGACCTCCCATTCGACATCGCCAACGCCTCCTCGTCAGTGCAGGCTCATTACCGCCGCATGGTTGAGGACGGCCAGAATCCCCGGTTCGCAGAGATGTGTGCCCTGCAATCCCCTCCCGGGACGCAAGGCACCGACCGGGCGTTCATGGAAGGCCGCTACAACAACCAGCAGTTAGATGCCATGCCGCTCCGCCAAGCCAAGTACGTGGCTGACGAAGCCAAGGCGGCGGGTATCAACATCTCGGGCAAGTACTACTGCGGCGGAATCGCCAACCATCGCGGCTGGCGTGACCCCAAGGCTTGGGTGTCCGGGAACGATGACGTTCTCCGCGTAGCCAAAGAGCGTCAGATGATGGTGACCGGGAGCGTCAACTATGACCCCGGCCCCGTCCCTCCGAAGCGGACGCTCATCAACGAATCAATCGTCAAGGACTTGGTGCGCCGGGAGAAGAAGAAGAACCCCGGGGCCAAGACTGCCGAACTCCGTGAAAAGGTCATTGAAAAACACGCCTACAGGGTCAAGAACCGATGAACGAAATCGCTCGCCACTTCTCCCCCGGCATGGTTGTCACCGCCAACTCTTCGGCGGCGACCACCTCGGGCAAGTTCCCCTTCGGCCGTTTCGGCGGCGCGTGCGTGATGGTTGCCAGCACCGGCGGCGGCACGCAGATCAACTGGTACGGAACCGTCGATCCTGTGGTGGCTCCGCTTCAGATTTACGCTGACGGTGCTGCGGTCACCACGGCACTGACGGTCGGCATCATGCCGGTTCCAGACGCCTGCTTCTCGTCCAACTACGTTGTCCCCATCGTCGCTGGCGCCACCACATGCGCCATGACCGTCATGGCAAAGGGCTGACATGGGCCTGTCTCCTCGCCTCCTTCGCCCCCAAGCAACAGGCTTCAACCCGAAGTCCATCAGCGGCCTCGCCCTCTGGCTTGACGCGAGCGATGCGGCCACGCTGTTCCAAGACGCTGCGGCAACGACGCCCGCCACCGCGAGCAGCGATCCGGTGGGTGCATGGCTGGACAAGAGCGGCAATGCGAGGCACGTTACGCAGGCGACGGCTGGAAACAGGCCGACGATCAGTGCGACGGCGCAGAATGGGCGGAAGCAACTGGCGATTGCGGCCACCAATAGTTCACTATCTACAGCAGCACTTTCTCTGCCTGCACCGTTCTCGGTGATCGCTGTTGTGCAAAAAGCATCTCGCGGGATCAACACGTTTTTTGGAAGCGGAGACAACACAAACTACCAGTTTGGAGACGGAAGCACTCTGTATTCAGGCTCGTACTACGGGGCGTCTCGCGTTGCCGGTGCTGTATACGGGGCTGCTCCGATAGCCACAGGCAGAGCGCAAGTATTTTCGGCCACGGCCGTTTCTGGTTCGCTGCCAGCAAGCCTGTCTATGTGGTCTGACGGCATCGGTGGAGTTGCGCAAACCATTACCGCAGGGACATCGCCGAACAATACATTTGGTGGCCCGGTGCAAGTCGGTGCTACATCGTCTACGCCATGGGGTGGCACAGTCTGCGAGATGATTGCGTACAGCAAGGCACTCTCAACCTTTGAGCGTCAACGTCTTGAACGATACCTCGCTGCCAAGTGGGGCATCACCATCGCTCCACAAGTCAGCAACGCCGATGCGCAAGACTGGATCAACCGAGTCTATGCAAACTCAGGCACGGTGAGTGCCAGCACGGCGGCGGCGGTGAATACGTTCTGTACAGCCATCGACTCGGCTGGAATCCGCGACCGCTTCTATCGGCTCAACCTTTTCTGCGGCGGCACAAGCGGAGCATCTGACGGATTGGCCGCGTGTCTTGTGCCGTTGTATCGCGGGCCATCGCTTGGTGGGACTCAGTACGGCAGCACCACCGACGCGAACAATGGCCCGTTTGTTGTTGGAGATTACGCCGAGACTGGAGCGTCTGGCGGACTGGTTCCCGGTGCTTCAAATGCAAGCAAGTACCTCAACACAGGACTGACTCCAGCGGCTGCACCGGTAATAGCAACGGGACACCTAAGTGCGTACCTCATGTCTGGATTCAGCGCATCTACGATTTATGGAGTGGTGTCTGCTCTTGGCGCGGGATTCGCCAATAACTATTCCATTGAACTCAACAGAGGAGCGGCTGGATATTTGTATGGGGCGTGGGGAGAAGGTGGATCGTTCACGCCGTTAGCGACTCCGGCGCAGGCGGGAGTTGGGCACACTATTGTATCGCGCACCGGAGGTACATCGCTCAATGCGTACAAGAATGGCTCTCTTGCTGCTACTTCGACTACTGCTGTGACCCCAACAACGCACACAGCGAACTGGTTTGTCGGTGCAAACAATCTGAACGGCTCGCCTGCAAACTACTTCTCTGGCAGGATTGGAGCGTACTCAATCGGCGCAGGATTAGATGACACACAGGCCGCTGCATTCAGCGCGGCCATGATCGCATTCCAGACCGCGCTCACACGGAACGTCTGATGACACTCGCTGGCCTCACGCTTCCGATCACCGACGCCTACGGCAAGTCCATCGCACTGGTGTTCAGCCCACAACTCGCTGCTCGCCTTGCAGAACTGCACGCCGAGTATGGTTCGCCAAATGCTATTCCGATGCCGCGAGTGCTGACAGACGGCAGGCTCATGCTGTGCGGCGACATCTTGACGATGGTGGATCCGGGCGGGTTCCTGCATGAAATGTGGATTCACGCCGACGCTGCGGTGCTGCTGCCCAACGTGGAGGTGATCCCGTGGGGTGAGGCTGTTGCGTTGCTGCCAGGGGGGGCCTGATGTCGTACCTGACCTACTTCGATCTTGTTGAGAATCTCATCGTCTCCTCCTACGGCGGCCCGCAGGACGCTGAACAGCGAGACATCCGCACTGCCGTGCAGCGTGCCTATAGCGAAGTCACCACTGTCACTGAGTGGTCGCACTACTACCAGCACGGCCGGATCATCACCCAGCCCCAGTACCAGACTGGGACGGTGGCCTTTAACGCCACTACCAACCAACTCACGCTCTCTGGCGGAACTTGGCCCACATGGGCCGAGAGCGGCTCGGTGTCCATTGGCCGTTCGATTGCCAAAGTCGCCACGCGCGTGTCCCCAACAATCTTGGCGCTGGACACAACTCTGACGTTTGCAAGCACTCTCGCAGCCGGTCAGGCATACGTTCTCTACCAAACCGACTACGCCCTGCCGGCCGATTTCCGCAACATGGACGAGCCGTCCAACGAGTTCAACTGGTGGTCTGGCCTGTATCTGAAGCCTGACGAGGCGATGAAACTGGAGCGGGTCGGGAACAGGTCGGGCCGACCATGGCACTGGACCGTCCTCAAGAACCCCAATGGGTCTGGGTACATCCTCAAGCTCGTTGGTTATCCGACATCGCAAGAGACGCTGGACTTCACCTACCGTCGCTACCCGAGGCAGATCAGGTACTCGGGCCATGAGCCGTCGATGCGGTTTAATTCCGTTTCGTCCAGCGACCCATCGGAGCGAATTGCTGCCACTGGCGCATTTTCTGCACCCATGGTCGGGTCCGTAATGCGGATCGGAACCTCCTCAGATTTCCCTGGTCCGATTGAGTCGATGACCCCGTACGTGTCTGAAGCCGTCATCACCGAAATCACAACCACAGTGAACGCCAGCGACACGGCTATCGTTGACTCGCCCGACGCCAACATCTCCTTTCAGAAGGCTATCGTCACTGACCCGGCCGATGTGGCAAGGCACATGCAGACCGTCCTTCACTCCTGCGCCGCCTACTGGCTGGATCGCATCCGCGGCGGCAAGGCAGACCAGTCTTTCTCCACTTACCAGCGCGACCTCCGCTTGGCCCTAGAGCAAGACCAGCTCGCCCCGCTCTCTGGCAGGACGCGAGAAATCTGGCATGACGGTGGCTGGAGGAGTCCGCTCAAGGCTGACGAGGGCGCATGATCATCATCGAAAAGTGGGCTGGGCTTGCTACCAACGTCAGTCCGTACGCCATCCCTCCCGGCGCAGCAGTTACCCAAGTCAATCTCCAGTGCCTTAACCCCGGCCAACTGACGGTTCGCAAGGGCATGACTTCGATGTCTTGGACCACTCATTCTGGCTCAACGATCCCGATCACAACCCTCCAAAGGTTTCAGAGCGGCACGCTTGAGACGGTGGTGTACCAGAACGCTTCTGGTGTCCTGTTCTACGCCAAGGGGCCGACATGAAGATCAACGGCGCTACGCTCACTGGGTCAACCAAGGTTTCGCTGTTTAAGGGTCAGTACAAGTACATCTACGGCGTGAACGGTGGCGGGCGTGGGGTAAGGTGGTCAGGCGACGGGAATGCTGAGTACATCGGCATGCAGGCCCCAACCGCAGGGCTAACGATGTCCACTATCGCAGCGACGGCCAACATCGTCGCTGCCGTAGAAGTCATCGCGTCTGGCTCAGGATATTTCCAGCCGCCCACTGTAGCGTTCTCTGGAGGTGGCCTGGCCGAAGGAAACACTAATCACGCCCAAGGCTTGGCTAAGCTCAAGAACGGAGGAGTAGCCAATGTCATCGTCACCAACGCTGGCAGGAATTACACATCTCGCCCCCAGATCGCACTGAGTGGCGGGCGCGGTAGCGGGGCCACTGTGCAGGTTGTTGTTGATGGCAGCATCGGGGCGGTCATACCAACCAACTCCGGATCGGGCTACACAAACGGCGCGACCATCAGTTTTTTCGGGAACACTGGGTTCACCGGCGCCATCGGGGAAGTTGACATCACCGATGGCCGCGTGAGCGGAGTCAGGGTTGTCAACCCCGGCTCGGGCGCTACGACAGGAGCCACCGCAACGATCTACGCAGTCGGTGGAGGATCGGGTGCCGCCGTCAAGTGCATCATGTCGTACGCTGTAACGGGGCTCACGGTCACAGGAGGCTCGGGGTTTGCTGGGACGGTGCCTGTGCAGTTCTCTTCCATCAGTGGCTCCGGGGCCGCAGCCTATTGCATCGCCAATACTTCTGGCGCGCCGGCCGACCCTGTCGTAACGTCACAAGGCGCTTACGCAGTCATTCCGACAGCGAGTGTCCTCGGCAATGCCGCTAGGGCCGAAACGCTTATCCGCTCGCCTATGCGAGGATCGTACCGCTGCGGATACAGGTTCCTAGACAACACGCTTATTGGGGACGGCGGGCCTATTCCTTCTAGCCTCTCGGAGCTTGTCACCGTTGAGGCCGGCGAGGGCGCCTCGGGTTTTACTTGGAACTGGTCCAATGCCGCCGCGGACTCACGGGCCGTGGCCGTGGAGCTGTGGCGCACATCAGCAAACCAGGCTGTTGTCCTTTATCGCATTGCGCTCCTGGAGAGGTCTGGCGGGGTGTTGCCGTCCACGTACACGGACACCATGGACGAGGCTACGCTGATCAGTCCAACTCGTTCTGGATACGGCCTGATGCCGATCACTCTCCCGTCAGGCCAGCTCAATGCGTATCGCTTTGAAGTGCCGCCCACGGACATGGAAGACGCCTGCTGGTTCCAAGACCGCGCCTGGTACGGGGCCAACACCAACGGCACGCGACCAAACACGCTGCTGTTCTCTGAGACAGATGAGGCAGAATCCGTTCCGTACGTGAATGAGATTGTGATCCAGAACAACACCGGCTCCCAAGACCGGGTGGTGGCCTTGATTCCCTATGGCGCCATGATGCTCGTCGCCCAAGAGAAGCACATGTACCGCCTCACGTACGTGGCCCAGCCGGTCATCGACGCGGCCGTCACTCTGGCCGGATACCGCGGGCTTTTAAACAAGCGATGCTGGACCACCTTTGAGGGTGGGCTGTACTGCGTTGACTCGTTTGGCATGTACGCTTTCGACGGCTCAAGCATGGAGCCGCTATCTGTAGCGGTGGATGATTACTGGAGAGACAGTGTCATTGACTTCTCCAAGTCGGCCAACTTCTTTGTCCAGGCCGACCCGGTTTCGCGGGTGATTCGTTTCCACTACTGCAAGTCCACGGACGGCACCACTCCCCCGAGGGCACTGTGCTATTCACTTGCGACAAAAACTTGGTGGGAGGAGACATATCCCCAAGGGGTCGGCGCCTCCACCGTCATCCGCATAAGCGGCAAGCAGTCCTTAGTCTCTGGCTCCGCCGATGGGAAGCTCCTCAAGGCCAACACGGGCCTTGTGGACACAAGCGGGAACACCACCGCAACCATCCCGTACGAACTGCGCACTGGCCCGCTGGTGATCACGGACGAACCAACCCGTCAGATCGGTGTCCTGTACAAGCCCACCGCCACCACGGCCGACCTGACGCTCAAGGTTCACTACAACAACTCATCCACGGCTAGATCGAATGCCGTTGACTCCGACCGCGGCGAAGGAGTTGTGGCTTCCCCGACTGGCGTGGTGATTGACATGCGAACCGGACGGTCGGCGCTTGGCGATTCCAATGGCTACTCAACGGCCCGGTATTCCGGCAGGGCCAACGACCGCTCGTCTGGTGCAGACAGGCATTTAGCCGTCGCCCTGTCAGGCTCTCAGTCCTCCTCCCCGATTGTGTTGCACGGCGTCACCATCGGTGGAGTGACTGCGTAATGTACACACAGCAGAGCAATGCCTTAGCCGCTGCTCTCGCCCTCCCAGCAGGCCAGCAGCAGTCTCAGGCGCTGCTGCAAGTCTTCGCCAACTGCATCCAAGGCTTGCGGCAGAACGGTCCCGTGTCAATTAATACTGGAGCGGGCAGCCAAGCACCGCCGGGGGGCGTGATTAATTCACCCCCAGGAGTAGGAAGCGTCACTAACAACTACTACGACAGCAACACCAACAACACAACGAATAATCTCCAGAATTACCTAAACGGCGGAGATTACCGGACGATCAACAACTACCCGCCCAACGTCTGGAATGTCAACAACTACGGCGGTGACACCAACAACAGCTACTTCACCACCAACAATGACAACACCAGTAATTTCTTTGGGGGTGACACGTTCTATGGCGACAACTATCAGACCACCAACAACTACGACAACTCCCAAAACTTCAACATAAACAATCAGACCGACTACAACACCTACAACAACTCAACAAACAACGTCAACAACTCCATCCAGAACAACAACGTCAGCAACTGGTACAACAACCAGTACACAGATAACAGCTACAACGATTTCTCCACCACCCTTCAGACAACCCAAAACAGCTACAACCAGACCGTCAACAACTTTGAGGGTGACTCCTACTTTGAAAACACCGTCAACCAGGGCGATGTGATCAATCAGTCCACGGTCATCAACCAAGGGGATGTGATCCATCAGGGCGACACGTACCTGGACGAAAACAAGACGTTCATTACGAACGACAACCGCACCATAAACCTGATTAATTACATCACCAACACGGTGATAAACATCATCCAGGGCGGAGGCCAGGACGGTAAGGATGGCAAGGATGGTCTTCCCGCAAAGCCCCTCCCGCACACGCATGCGTTCAAGGGCAAAAAAGCCAAGATTAAGGTGCCAAAATACAAGTTTAACGCGGAATCCTGCGCTATTGAGGAGGACGGCACCAAGGATATTGACTTCACGCCAGAGGGGACCGTGGAAAAGAACGCCCTTTGAGGGCATTAGTCAGTAGGAGAAACTCATGGCCTTTATCAAAGTCCCGAACTACACCTTCAGCGGCGACCCGGTGTCCCAAGCCGCGGCTGCCAAAGTCGCCTCGGATCACCTAAAGGCTTACGCCCAAGTTGACTCCGCCCAGGCTGCCGCCAATGGCCAAATTGGGGCTGCCCAAGCCGCCGCCCAAGGGACGCTGTACGGCCAGCCGGCCAACATCTACGGCAATTACGCCACATCTGGCGCTAACGCCTTTAACGCCTACAACCAAGGCATGAGCGGGATTGGCTCTTCGTTGGCCAATCTGTACGGCAACTACGGCAACAACCTCCAGAACCTGTACTCCAATCAGACTTCTGCGATGGGCCAGACCGAGGCCGCGCGGCAGATTGCAGCCGCCAACATCGGCACAGCCGGCCTGAGCGCCATGGGCCAGATGATGGGCGGAGCGTTTGGCGCCCAAGCCCAGAATCAGTCTGCCGCCTACAAGGCCATGGCCGACATGCAGGCCGCGAACCAAGGGGCCATGAGTTCCTACGGGGCTTCCCAGAACAATGCCCTCGCCGGCCTTGGTGCTTCCGCAGCATCACTCGGCGGCGCTGGGGCAAACGCTTACAGCCAGCTCGGGACCGGAACCTCCACCGCGAGGTCGAACGCGGCCAGTTCTCTCGGCACTGCGTACGGCAGCGTCTTGGGCGGGATTGCAAACTCGGCCGGCAACCTTGGCGCTGGCTTGGCGACGGCTCGGGGCAACACGGCCGGGGCGCTCGGGTCGGCCTATGGCTCCGCGCTCAACAGCTACAACTCGTCCAACGCTGCCCTTGGCGGAAGCATGGCCGGCGCTTACGGCAACATGGCCGGCGCTATGGGCAATGCGTACGGTCAGGCTGCCGGAAGCCTTGGCACCGCCGCAGGTAATTTCGGAGCCGCCACCAACACCGCCCTCGGTAACATGTACGGCACGCTGGGGACCGCCCAGGCGCAGTACGGGTCGGCATCGCAGACGGCGCGCGGCAACATGCTGTCCTCGCTGGCCAACACAAATCTCGCCGGATACAACACGGGCGCCAGCTATCAGGCAGACATGGCCAAACTTGGCCTGGCTCGGGAGCTTGGGCTTGGGCAGATCGGCGTTGCTGGCAGCGCGTTTGGCGGTGGTGGGTACGGCGGAGGCAGCGGTAGCGGCGGCGTAAGCATGACGGCGGCTGGCGAGCCGCTCGGGTACGCATCTGGCGGCTACTCGTCTGGTGGTGGCGGTGGAGGCTATGGGGGCGGTGGGGGTTTTGGTGGTGGCGGATACTCGCCCAACACTTCGCCGGCTTGGTACCAGAGTCCGCAGTACCTGGCACCGTTCCCGAACCAGATGCCATACGCCGCGGGACAGATGGGTGGTGCAGACCAGCAGGTCCTCAGCGGCCTTTACGGAACGGGTGCGGCGGGAGGTGGGGCGATTGGGAATAACTCCGCTTCGACCTACGGCCAGCTCGGCGCTCTCTCAAACCAGCTCTCCAACATCCCCGGCATGTTTAACTCGGGCATGCAGGGCATCAGGTCCTCTGGCCAACAGGGGTACGCCAACCTCAACAGCGGGCTGGCATCGGCCAACCGCCAAATTCCCGGCATGCTGAACACCTCCATGCAGGCGATGGACCGCGATGGGGCTAACGCCTTCGGGGCGCTGCGGAACACGGCCAGCCAGGCCGGCGCCATCCCCGGCATGCTGAACACCACCATGAGCGGCATCAACAACGACTTCTCTCGGTCGCAGTCAGGGATCGGATCGTCGCTCAGTCAGGGCTATGACGCGATCAATCAGTCTCGCAACTCCATCAACTCGTCGCCCATCGCGAGCTACCTCATGCAGACTGGGCAGGCCGGTCGGGATCAGCTCGGCAGTTCGATGGCTACGAACGACAACCTGTTGAGCAGCTGGGTGAACAGTGGCCTTGGAAACATGCAGAGCGCCATGTCCAGCGGCTACGGCCAACTCAACAACGGCATGAACCAGTTCTACGCCAACATCCCGCGAGACGGTGCTGAACTTCTTGGCTCGGCTCTCAAGCAGGGCGCAAGTCAGGTTGGCTCGCTCGGCTCACAGCTTGGTTCTGCGTATGGGTCGTTCAACACCGCCAACAACGCTGGCCGGCAAAGCGCCATGAATCAGGTCACTGATCTGTACAAGATGGCCAACGGCGGGTTCCAGCAGGCACAGCAACGTCCGATGCAATCGCAGGCACAAATGATGGCCGACGCTCGCGCTGCAGATGCGGCAAGCATGGCAGCATGGAAGAAGGCCAACCCGATGAAGCCCACCGGCAACGCAACCTTCGACCGCATGAACAAGGCGTGGTACGGCTGATGCTCTCATACGACACCGGAATACAGAACAAGCCGCCGGTCACCCAAGGCATGCAGCAGCAAGCTCTTGCTGGGCTGGCTGCGCAGGGTGGCGTTCTCCAGTACCCGGGATCGGCAGCGGATGTCTACAACGCTCGCGCCATGGCCGCGGGCTTGGATTACGAGCGTGCCGCGGCAACGTCCAATAACCAGTACCTTTCCAATGCCCAGCAGGCCCAGCAGTCCACGGCCCTCTCTGGGCTGCAGCAGATGGCTACGGCCCAGCAGAACGCCAACAACCTCGCCAACTCCCAGCAGTCAATGAAGCTGGACTACCTCGGCAAGTTGTCTGGCGGGCTTAACGGAATTCTGGGGAATCTTTTCTGATGAACTACGCCACAACGACTTCGACATTCGCCCCGCAGTTGGTCCCGAACACGCAGGGCATGTTCAACACGGAACTGGCTAATGCCCAAGCAGCGGCCGACCCGCGGTTCAACATGAAGGCCATGGACCGCAATGGCGTGTCGCGTGGCAAGGGGACGATGGCTGTGGCAGGAATCCAAGCCGCCCAGAACCTCGCTGACGGCATTGCTAAAGCGTATCAGGTTCCCGCTCAGGATGCGTCCACCAACGCGAACAACACGCTCCAGTACCAGACCAACCAAGAGAACTTTGGTCAGGGCATATCCAACATCGCACAGCAGAACGACTACGCCAATGCAATGGCCGCTCTGCAACGACAGCAGAACGTACTGAACTTCCAGGGTAACGCTCTCGGCGGCTTGCTGGGGAGCATTGGTAACACAAGCAATCTCGGTTCCTTCGGAAACTACAATGGCACGTATAGATTTTGATCTAGACGATCTCACTAACACCGCACTGAAGCGGCTGGTCAAGCAACTCCTTGTCGCTGATGACGAGGAGGAGAGGAAGATAGTCAAGAATCTTGGCAAAAAAACTGGGCCTCGTAACGCCAAGGAAGAGAAGAACGAGCTGGCCGACCTCCATGAGGAGATGCACGGCAAGCCCAACACGCCGATGGTCACGGATGATGACCTGCCGTACCACGGCAAGGACGAACTCCCTGACGTTCCTAAGAAGAAGGGGAAGAAGAATGTCTAAGTGGGACGAAACCCTTGATGTAATTCGCCGGCTTGCGGGCCGACCCTCGGCTGGCGTCCCGCTTGACGTTGCTGACGATGTGATGGCTGCCGCTCGCCGTGGAACAACCACCTCCCCCGATGCGCTGTACGACGCCACCGGCCGCTCGCTTCCAGTTGACCCCAACGGCTGGCCAACAGGCACCGGATCATGGGCTGACGCTGGGCCAGATGTTCCTTCCCCGCCAGTTCTCGCTGGCGAGACTCCGTACAACTTTTCAATTCGTCAGGCCATTGATGACGCCCCCCGTCTTTCGGAGCCAGACTTTGAGCTTGGCTCACCTCTCTGGCATCAGCTGGACAAGGGCTATCGGGCCAACGACAACCTCCGCCGTGGTCGCACTCCCAACCTGCGGAACCAAGACCCGCAGCTTGCTCGCATTGCCGGGCAGGACATCAACGCTCGCAACTCCGCCGCCACTGCCGCGCGTGATGCCGCTGCCCAGCGTGCCCAAGGCATGCGCGAAGGTATTGGAGAACTCGGCGCTGCCGCTGCCACTGTCGGCATTGGTGCTGGACTAAGTTCCATGTACCCGTCAGGCGAGACTCCTGTCCGAGGCGACATGACCGACACCTCTGGCACTGAGGACCTCGCGGCAGAATCCCGGCCGGTGCCAAGCGTTGAGCCTGACATGCCGCCAGATGAGCAGGAGTTTGCTGACAGGTTCAAGCGTCAGTACCTCGCTCGCGAGGCCAAGCGTAATGCTCCTGTGGACTACTCGTTCCAGGCCCGCGAGTTGATGGGCAAGCTCAATGCCATGCGCCGGGCCGCTGGTGGCGAGGTGCCGGAAGCCAAGCAGATGATGGCCGAGATTGACCGGCTACTTGGGATGGCGAATCAGCAGAAGAGTGCGCCCAGTTACAAGCCAGCAATGCCGACCGACTACCACGGCGAGGCACAGCGACTTCTCCAAGACTTGAACGCTCGTCGCATGGAAGCCGGCGGTGAAGTGGCCGATACGCAGAAGGTCATGGCGGAGGTTCGTCGCCTCCAGGCCATGGGCGATCAGATGAGAAACGCAAGGTAAGGAGTAGTCATGGCCGTCAAGCATCGCCGCCTTCCCAATGGTTCGTACGTTCCCGTAGACAACGTGGACGCCAACCTTGAGGCTGCCGCAACGCCTATCGCTGTGGAGCCTACGGCTGGCAAAGCTGCACCTCCTCCTCGCGACGTTCGCCAGCGGCAGATCGACCGGCTTGTTGAGCTTGGCGATGATCCTGAGACTGCCGCCATGGTTGTGGACCGCCTGCGAGAAATCCATGGCGAAGAGATGTCGCCAGAGCTGTTTGATCACTACAACACGCCGAAATACAACGAACCACTGCGCCAACGAATCGCTGAGAGCAAGGCCGACAACGCGCGGATGGCCGCGTTTGAAACCAACTACAATGCCGAGACTGGACACCCCGAGTACGGCTACGACGAGGCCGGGAATGCGGCAAAGCTGGGAAAGGTTGACATCCGTAATCCAAGCCAAGGTGAGCGTCATAGCTCCCGGAGCGTATACGGCAGTAACGCCGCCCGTCGCCGGTCGCACGCCCGCGGGGGCTACACCAGCGAAATGGACTACGCCAACTACCCAAGCGACTACGACATGCCCGAGGAGACGGGCCGTCCTTTCGGCGGCACCGAAGCCGTGGCGCCAGACTTTGCCGACTACACGGCCCCTGGCCCCAGAACTCTTGATGGTCGCCCGCCGGCACCCGCACGCGGCCTGTCTGCCGAAGAGGCTGATGCTTACAACCTCCGTAAGCCTGGGCAGCTGTCGCAGCGAGACAGGGACATGACGGCCAGAGGCTACGTACCTGTCGTTACTCCGAATGGCGTGGTGTATAAGGTGAGCGCGGCGACGGGCGGCGACGGCGATGGCCCGCTGTTCCCGGGAGGCCCTGGCCGCGCCGGGGACGGCCGACCTGACATGGTGGAGCGCGGATGGGTCCCCGTTGAAATGCGAAGCCCTGACGGCCAGAAGGTGCCGGTGTATACGCCTGGTCCTGAGATGAAGGCCAAGCAGGCGGAAGACCTCAAGGGAAGACGGGCCGCGTATGCGTCCAAGAAGGCGCGCATGGATAGTGAGCGTGAGGCAGCTCGCCAGAACTGGCGGGCCACGGCCATGCTTGCTGGCGGGTCGCACAACCTCAACTCTGGCAATCGGTGGATTGCCAACTCACTTGTTGGGATGAATTCCGAGGACCGAGCAAACGCCATGAAGTACATGCTCCCTGGCGGGCAACTGCACGCTCAGGTGGACGCTGCGAACGCCGAGGCAGCAGCGAGCATGGCGCAGCGTGCCATGACGGCATTCTTGGCGAACAACCCCGGCGCCACTCCCCTGCAGCAGGCCGCACTTGAGCAGCAGAAGGCCAAGGACCGGCAAGACATGCTGACTTGGGCCGAGGGCCACATTGGCGACAACTATGCCTACGACTCTGGCTGGGTGTCTTCTGCCTTCGGGTTTGATGAGTTCACCCCTGCCGAGCAGGAGGCCGCGGTAAATGACATCATGCAGAGATACCCAGGCACCACGCGAGAGCAGGCCCGGGAGATAGTTGACAGCATTGCAGCTCGCAAGGGTGGTCGCCAAGCAGCAGTTCCGCCTGCTGGCGCCACGGCTCCCAGTGCCGGCGGTGCTGACGGTGGGTTCACGGGATAAATGGCACGCTCCCCGCTCTTCGATCTCTATGATCCAGATGGACTGCTGACCGGGCAGTCCGAGTACGACATTGACCCCCTGACTGGGCAGAAGCGTCGGCGGCAGATCGCTGACCTGATGCCAAAGGAGGATCAGAGCAGCCTGATGCAGCAGCTTGCATCCGCTGGCTCTTCCGGCCTTGCTGGCCTTGGGTGGATTCTTGACACCCCCGGCGCCATGGTGCGAGGCACGCTCTCGGGCGGAATCGGCAAGGGCATCTCCGCTCTCTGGGACACAAGCGACGAGCGGGTCGATGGACGCGAGCTGTTGCGTCAGTACGGGATGGTTGGCGACGAGGATACGTGGAGCAACTTCGGGGGCGGGCTGGCGGCCGAAGTGCTTCTTGATCCGACCACATACCTGTCGCTTGGTCTGAACCAACTGGTCGGCAAGGGCGCCAAGACTGCCGCAGGCCAAGCAGCGGCCCGGGCTGGCATGCTCCAAGACTTTGGCGTGCAGGCTCGCAACGTCTTTGGCATGGGCGAGCGCGAGGCACTTCGCACCAAGAACGTGAACGACCTGCTTTCCGCAATGCCGTCAGACGCCTCTCGGGCTGAAGCGTTGCTGAAGTTTAAGAACGCAGGCGGCACGGATGACATGCTCGCCGCACCGCTTGCCAAGATGAATCGCGTCTCCTTTCCGTTTATGAAAGACGGCGCCACTGACTTATACGGCAAGGCTGCGGGCGACTGGCTAGCCAAGACGGGCGACACGCTTGGCGAAGGGTTGATGACCAACCCATTCACTGGCCGTGCAGCGAGAGAGCTGGAGCGAGCATTCAATCCCGATGTCCTCGGGTTCGTTGACCGCGACCGACAGTGGGATGCCAAGACCATCATGGCGGCTCGGCGGGCACGCGAGACATCCGACCGGGCGACCCTCGCCAAGTTGCAGATGGACGCCAATGAAGGTCTTCGCAACGCCGGGTATTCGCTGAGTGATCCAGAAGTCTCGCAGGCCGTTCGCAATCTGCTTGAGCATGGCGAAGACATCCCGGCCGTGCGTGAGATGGGCGGCGCACTCAGCATCCCAGAGGTGCAGAAACTCACCGACTGGTTTGCAAACTACCGCGACACCGCCATGCGCAACGCCGAAGAACTCGGCATGCCGCTCCAAGAGTTTCAGTCCAAGGCCGGCGTTGGATTGGTCCCCAGGCAGCAGACCGTCTTCGACAATCCGCTCATTCCCAATTGGGCTGCTGGCACAATCCCGCCAGAGAAACTCAAGAAGCCATACAGCCGGGGCAATCGCCCGGTCACGTTCGATGACAACTACGGACGGGGCCGGAACCCTGCGTACGACGTTATCGGCGGGACAGACATCCTCAACAGGATGTCGCTGGATGCCGATCTTCAGAAGGCACTGCGCGAGGCTGACGTTGACGAAGGGCGAGCAATCATTGAGGACTGGGTTACTCGCAACCACCCTGAGGTCAGCGGCGGCCGGCACCAAGACTTTGATCTGTACAGCGGGCCAGAACATGACCTGACTCACGCTGGCGAAGTGGACATCGGAAATGCTGGCGACCTGTACGGATGGATTGACGAGAAGGCGCGGCCCGCGAGCGATCCACGCCTGAGCGACGAGGCAGCAGAGGCACTTGGCGAAGGGCCGCTTGAGTACGTTTACGACGTTCCCGAACTTCCCGACGAACATTGGCTTGCCAAAGACATAGCCAATGCACGCAAGGAGCTTAATCAGGCGCGGCTTTCAGGCGAGACAGCCCGCGAGGCGGCGGCCAGGGCTTCGCTTGAGTCACTCACCAATTCTCTGCCGCAGGTGCAGCGTGAGTACTACAAGTCGCAGCTCTACGGCGACTTGTCTGAGATGCTCCGCACGCTGGACCCGCAGCATGCCGAGAAGCAGATTCCGCTCTTTGGACAGAACACGTTCAACGAGATGGCTCGTTACGCCCTTGGTCGCGGCCGGGCAGAAGTCAACGCCGATCAGATGTACGACATCCTCGGCAGGAACTTCAGTGGCGTTCGCGCCGAAGGAGTTCCGGGGGCTGTCAACTACACGCCAGAAGAGGCTCTCTCAGCCCTTGGCCTTACGGGCGAAAACGCCTCCGAGGTTCTGGCGTCTCGCCTTGGCGTGGACAACTTAGAGAACGTCTCGTTCAACAAGAAGTTCGTAGACGATTGGGCTAGGGTTGCCGACCGCGGGCGGATGCCTCCGGAGCTTGGGCCGCTCGCTCAGGCTTACGACGATTACGCCAAGATGTTTAAGACGCTGGCTCTCATCTGGCCAAGCCGCTACTCGCGTGACGCCTACTCGGGTGCGTTTGCTGCGGCGATGAAGAATGCTTTCAACCCATTGGACTGGGCTGCCGGAACGCGGATGCGAACCGGCAACTACTACGGGCGCGGGCTGTTTGGGTTGCTGCCATCCGTAGCAGAGCGTTTGGCCAAGGCTCCCGGATATGAAGGTCTGTCGCAGGAAGAGGCCGTTCGCAAGTTCCTGATCGGCGCTGGGTCACAGGGCTTGGGTACGAGCACGGCGGCAGACGAACTGCTGGCTGGCGCAGGGTCGGCCAACCTGCGAGAGATGTACCCAGGCGGTGCAGCCCCAGACACACCCTCCATGCTGGATGTGTTTAAGGGCGCAAAGCTCACTGATGGCTGGATGCCTTGGAAGTCTGACTACTGGCCGTTCCGCCTTCGCACTGCATCGGGCAATCGCAATCCGATCCTTGAGGGCGGCGACCGGCTTGCGGAGTTCACCGACTCAGGCAACCGCTACGGCACGTACCTCAACCAGATTCGCAGGGGGGTGGCCCCGGAAGAGGCACGGCGAATCACTGACCTGACCCAGGTTAACTACAAGCCAGACGCATTCACCGACTTTGAGCGCGATGTGATGAAGCGGATTTTTCCGTTCTATTCATACACGCGAGGCATCACGCCTCTGATCGCGGATCAGCTTGTAGACAACCCGGCTGGCCTGATGGGCAAGTCCATCCGCGCCATCTCTCGGGCCTCGCAGCCCACGGAAGAGAACTTCACTCCCGAGAACCTTCGGCAGTCGGCAAGCATCCCTGTGCCAACTGGCCTTCCGTTCGTCAGCCTTGACCCATCAAGCCCGCTGCGGCGCTACCTTACGAACATCGACCTGCCGTACGAAAGCGTCATCAATCTCTTCAGCCCCGGCGTGGGCAACAGCCTGTTCGACAAGGCGGGCGACACGCTGCAGAAGACGGCCCTCAACATCCTCGGGCAGACGAACCCGCTCATCAAGGGTCCGCTGGAACTGGCAACCAACCGACAGTTCTATTCCAACAGGCAACTGTCGGACCTCTACTCAATGCTTGAGCAACCGCTTGGGTCGCCTGGCCGGGTGCTTGAGCAAGTCATCTCCAATGCCCCCGGCGGCTCGCGCATCTTGGGCACGGTGCGTCAGGTGATGGATGATCGCCTTGATCCAGCATCCAAGGCTTCCAAGTTCTTCGTCAACGCTCTCACTGGGCTGAAGTTCCAAGACGTTGACGTTCAGCGCACCAAGCAACTCGCCGCCCGGGATATGCTCAACCAGTTGCTTGAGGCCACACCCGGCGTGCGGACCTACGAGAACCTTACGGTTCCAGACGAGGCACTCATGTCGATGCCGAAGGAACAGCAAGACATGTACCTCCTCTACAAGATCATCCAGTCCGAGGCAGCCAAGCGTGCCCGTGAAAAGAAGAAGCAGCAGATGGCCATGGACCCGATGCAGATGCTAGGGATCAACGGCTAGAGCGACTGACGGCACCGGGTTCTTCAGCTCAGCCACCAAGACCGGATCGACGTAGCACCGCCGTGCGAGTCCGGGGGTCATGTGGCCCAAGTGGTCCGAGGGGTTCATTCCGGCGATGGCTGCATAGGTCGCGGACGAGCGGCGAAGAAACCGCCCTGACCCGGCCATTCCGGCCCGCTTGACAAGTCTTCTGAACGCCCGTATAAGTACGCACCTTCCGACCAGACCCCCGAAGATAAGGGGGCCTGAGATTGGGAGGGATGCGATGGCCTGGAGGGCGGCGCTGTCCAGCATGACTACATGCGGGCGGGCTGTCTTGGCCATCACCAATGCAACTCTGGCTCCACGGATGGAATCATGTCGCAGCGTCAGCATATCTCCGAGCCGAAGACCGCTGCTGTAGGCCACAAGAATCCACGCTGGAAGCAGAATCTTCCATCTACATTTCTGGGTTCCGCCCGGCATTTCTTGGGCTGCCGCGATCAGTCGGCGTATCTCTTCATGGCTCCAAGCACGGGGCAACGGACGGGGGCACTTGACACGGCGAACCTCGCCTGTACAATCGTCCACCAGCAGGTTGCCTCGGAGGGCAGCACGGCGGAGGGTGATCAACATCCTCCTGTGATTTTGCACCGTCTGTGGAGCAAGGCTATGGAGAGCCTGAGTCAGGTAGCCGTCGATGTTGGCAACGGTCAGTTCACTGACCTGCCAAGGCAGTCGTTTGGTCAGGACGCGAAGTTGTTCCGCGTACCCGGAGGAAGCCCCGGACTTCATCGCGTAGTCAAGGGCGAAGTGGTAAAGCAGCATGGGAGCACCCCTCTCTGGCGGCGAGCTTTGTCTCCGAAGGCAGGGGCGATGGAAACCCCCCAGCGCATTCCGTACAATCCGCAAATGCTTACAGGCACCCCTAGCTCAATTGTCTATAGCACTCTCCGGAGTGCCCTAGTTTGGTGCGTCCTTCGGGATCACCGAATCCTACGGCTGGCGTTTCTCGCCGCCCTGACCACTGCCCTCTGGCTCAATCGATTGGGCCTCGTCTGCACCTTGCTGGTGCTTGGACATCTGGGCGAAGCGATCAAGGAGTTCTGCCCCAAGGATGGGGATTGAAGGATCGACCCTGCCCCACGGACGGGGCTTTCATTTTCTGGAGGTGTACGGATGACCACTATCAAGGAACTGCCGACCAAAGTGATCGGCATGAGCAACCAGGCGTATCGAATGGAGTCGGACTTCGACTCCCGGTCCTTCCTGCACACGGTCGCCAAGTACGGCGGCGAGGTGCAGCTGTGGCTTGAGCAGGGCAAGACCTTTTTCGGGGGCAACTCAGGGACCTCCAAGGGGTCTGAGTTTGACGAGATCATCACCGGCATCCTCGGCGGCAGGCGGTTTGAGGACATGGTGGTCACCCCCCCGGACGATGTCCTCGGGGCCAATGGTTCCAAGTCCACCAAGGCATACAAGGAATGGGCTGCCCAGCAGACGGCCATTATCTGCACGCCTGATCAGGCGTGGGCCTACAAGCAGATGCACGGCTCAATGCTTGGCAACGACGCTGCCCATGACCTGATGAAGAAGACCATTGAGACACAGGTGAGTGTCTTCTTTGAGATTGACGGCCATCCGCTCAAGACCCGTCCAGACGCATGCTGCGAGATTCTGTGGTGGGACCTCAAGACCACATCCCAGCCATGGGACAAGCTCTTCTTTAGTGCGCGTGAATACGGCTACTACGAACAGGAGTGGCTGTACGTGGAGTCTGCCAAGGCCATCGGCCTGCCGCACTTCCGCATGCCATTCGTATTTGTGCAGACCATGCCGCCCTACGGCTGCAAGGTGTTTCATCTGCCAGTTGAACTTGTTGAGGCAGCCGGGCGCCGGATGCTCAACACCATGGAGGAGGTTCGTCTACGCCGCTCCACAGGCATGTATATGCCTGCTGACGCTAACGAGATCAACGAACTCGTTGTCCCGGCGTGGGCCAAGAAGGAAGAGGAGTACGTAGAGGTATGAATTACGACAACAACATCCTCGGGCCGAGTTGTTCGCCCGAGACATCGGAGTTGACCAAGTCCTTGGCCAAGGCCCAGGCAGAGTACGTGATCGTTGCCTATGACAGTGCGAACCCGCACTTCAAAAGCAAGTTCGCCAGTTATGCACAGTGCTGCGACTCGCTCCGCGGGCCGCTCACAAAGAACGGGCTGAGTCTGCCCGACTTCCGCCCGGGCCTTGTTGCTGGTCAGTGGATCGTCATCGGAACCCTGCGTCATTCGTCCGGTCAGTGGATCAGCGGTGCAGCTCCCTTGCTCATGGGCAAGAGCGACATGCAGTCCTTTGGGGCGGCGATGACCTACGCCAAGCGGACGCTACTGATGGCTCTGTGCGGCGGGTTCAGTGGCGAGGCTGACGATGACGGCAACAGCCTCGGTGAGCAGCAGCAGCAGAAGAAGTCGGAGCCAAAGGTGGACGCCAAGAGCCTTGCCTACCAGCAGGGTGCGATCAAGGCGATCAACGAGGCCGAGAGTAAGGATCACGCGAAGAAGCACCTAGACATGGTGCGACTCCGTGCCAGAGAGAAGGCCATCCCGGTGGAAGTGTTCCATCGGATTGAGGCCGAGTTCCAGAAGGTTTGGGAGGTTCACGCATGAGCGGTTACCAGCGTTTCATCTGTCTCGGCAATCTGACCAAGGATGCCGAGAGTCGCATGGCCGGCGAGAACGAGGTTGCGAAGTTCAGCCTCGCTGTCAACGGCTACAAGGACAGTGTTGAGTTCTTCGACTGTGAGTTCTGGAAGCCCGGTGGCGTTGTGGAATACCTCGTCCGCGGCACGCAGGTGCTGGTGGAAGGGGAGATTCAGACGCAGTCTTGGGAAAAGGACGGCGAACGCAAGTCGAAGAAGGTCATCAAGGTAATGAAGGTCCAGTTGTGCGGCGGGAAGCGCCGTGAAGAGCCTGCCATTGAGGAAGCGTTCTCGGACTTTAGGTGATTTGAAGGAAGAAAGTGCGCGCCGCCTGGGGGCTGGGAACCCTCCGCCCAGCCCCCAGGTCTTCTCAAAGGAATGAGACATGCAGTTACGTGACTATCAAGAGCAAGTGGTGTGCGACAACATCGCCGCGATGGAACGCGGAGTGAAGTCCACGCTCAATCCCATGTTCACGGGAGCGGGCAAGACGGTGGTGTTCTGCAGCCTGGCGAATCGAATCCCGGGCCGCACGCTCATCATCGTCCCGCTCAAGGAACTTCTATGGCAAGCGGTGAACAAAGTCAGGGACATCCTCGGGGAAGACCCTGACATTGAGATGGCTGAGTACAGGGCGGGTGCTGATGACTGGTTCTCGCCCAGGGTGGTGGTGGCATCGAAGCAAACGCTGCTCTCCCGGAGGGGCGGGCAGAAGCGTTACGAGAGGTTCGATGACTTCCAACTGGTGATCGTTGATGAAGCACACATGATGTGCAGCGAGGCGGTGGTGGAGATGCTCACGCATTTCCAGTCGAAGGGGGCAATGGTCGCTGGCTTTACAGCCACGCCATTTCGCATGGATGGGAAGCCAATGCTCAGGAGTGAGGCATGCAATTCTACGAAGAACTCGTCGGCGGATACGACCTGCGGTGGGCCATCGAATACGGGTGGGCTGTTTCCCCCGTGTGCAAACTAGCACGGGTGGAGTCCTTGGACTTGTCTGGCATCAAGATCGTTGGCGGTGACTTCCAGCAGCAGGCCCTACAGGCCGAGTTGAATAAGGAAGCCAACATCCAACGCCTGTGCCTGATCACGGCGGAGGAGATGGAGGGCCAGACCGTCCTCTTCACGGCATCTGTCTCGTCATCGAAGGCTGCGGCCCACTACCTCAACAACAACTACGGCATCCCTGCCGTGTACGTGTACGGCACACAGCCCGAGGACGAGAGGCGTGAGGCACTCCGAGCGTTTAAGTCAGGCGAGGCCAAGGTCCTGTGCAACTGCCAAGTTGTAGCCGTGGGCTTTGACTATCCACCCACAGCCACCCTGATCCTTGGCAGGCCGACACGCTCACGGTCCTTCTGGCTTCAATGCGTTGGGCGGGCGACTCGTCCCCTGCCTGGCGTTGTGGACTTTGAAGGCAGCACTCCAGCGGCACGGCACATCTCCATCGCGGCATCAGCCAAGAAGCACTTCAAGATTGTGGACTGCACAACGGGGAGCATCGACCATTCTCTCGTCACCAGCGTGGACATGTTCTGCCCTGCCGCTGACGAGGAAGTGAAGAAGGCAGTCAAGAAGGCGGCTGCTGAATCCAAGAAGCCACTGACTGCCGAGGAGATGGCTGACATCGCCGCCAAGGAGGCCGAGCGGATCGCATCCGCCAAGGCCATCGAAGCCATGCGGAAGAACACGCAAGGCCGGGGCTTTGGCCGGGTGGCCAGCCAAGAGATCGACATTACATGGAAGGGCAAGAGGCCGGTCGGCACGTATACGAACCCTCTCCGGGGCAAGTACGGCGGGCTGAAGATGAGCCAGCTTCCAGATCACTACATCCGATGGGCATGCGATGCACCGAGCATCAGCGGATGGGTGAAGGGTCTGTTCTGCAGGGAGTGGGAGAGGCGACATGGAATCCCCCAAGCGTCCTGACTTTCTCTTGGATGAGACGGTCGATGCGATTCTGAATCAGTTCGATGTTGATCATGTGTTTCCAACCGAGTTTCTCAAGGAGGAGAAGAAAGATGAGCGTACCTTTTGGCGACGATGGCGAGATTCGATTGCAGCATTCTTTGGCTTTCGCAGACGATCTGCACCGCCGGGTGGTGATCAATCAGGAGTCAGCGACGGTGGTAGCGATGAGCCTGGGGCTGGACATCCAGCAGACAAAGGGCGCATGCCGTCTGCTAAGGAGCTTGCCTGTCAAGCCAAGCCCTGAGCGCCTCGCCCTGGTGGTGATGCGTGACTACGGGCTGGACAACCGGGACATCGCGGAAATCTTTGGCCGCACACCCCGCTGGGCCTATCTGGTACGGGAGCGTGCGGCCGAACTCCGCGAGGCCGAGCCGATCCGCGAGGAGCTGGAGTACTTGGACGATGGGCTTCAGCCTGGCGATCCGACACCCACGGAAATCCTTGAGCAAGCCGAAGCCCTGCGTGTCGCCGGCACGTATCGGTCGCGGCTCCCGTCACACCGGAGAGAACTCAATGCGCTCGTTCAAGAATGCGCTTGAGGGCGGGCACAGGGCCGAGCGTAACTGGGTTGAGGCTGTCCGCGAGGCGGGCAGGTCGGCAGCCCATGGCAAGAAGATAGTTGTAAGGGTTCATAACAAGAACAAGGACCACGTTGAGACACCCGATGCACTTGGGCTTTTCAGCTTGGAGATTAAGGAGCGGTCACTAACTTTTACTTCCCCGGAGGATTACCCCTATGACACCGTGTTCGTTGATGACATGCGAGGACTTGGACGCGAGCGATTGCAGCACCTTGCCTACATCTACATCTCCCGGCCAACCGGAGAGTGGGTGTGGCTCACTCCCCTTGATCGGGACAACAGCTGGAAAGAACAGACTGTCTTCGACCGCGGACGAGGGCATGACGTTCCGACCCTCGTTGCTCCCAAGAAGTTCCTCAGACCAGCCAGCCAACTCACCGACCTCTTATACCCACATCACTATTTGGACCTTGTCGATGGAGACTCAGGACTATTCCTCGCAGGAGGTGGAGCGATTGAAGAACGAGAACGCTACGTTGCAAAGACACATCCAGATGCTGAAGGTCATAATCGCAAACCTCCAGGACAAACTCGTTAGTACGTGGGGATCATGCTGACGTTCATAGACACCATGGGCGAAGGCACGTTCACCATGTTCCTCCTAGTCATAGTCATCCTCCTCATCATCTTGAGCAACCATGAAAATTGAAGACCGCATGTCCATGTGGGCAGCCAAGCGTCCACGGGAAGAACCGGCCGAGCTGATGCTGGAAGGTGCCCAGGAGATTGCCGACCTCCGCCGGCACAGGGAGGAAGACGGCAAGCAGATGAGCGCCCTGATAGATGGCTACCAGAAGATGCAGGCGTTGTGCATCGACGGCAAGCACCTGACTGACG